TACTTAGGTTCGAATGCACCTAATCGCATACCTCCACCTATAACGTCGTTTCCAGAAGATTCAAAACCTTTTTTAGTTATCTCACTCATTAGTTTTTTATCTTCCATTTGTTTTTCATGTCTATTTTTAGAAGTTTGAGTTTTTGTTTCTCTATCTTCTTTCATAATATCTTTTGTTGTTTCTCTTTCTTGTATCATTTTTAACTCCATCTCTTTCATCTTCATGTTTAATTCAAATTCATGATCCATTAAAGCTTTTTTAACCTCTGCCTCAGCGTGGAGTGTACCTTTTTTAATCTCACCTTTCTGTGTTTCTATTTGAATTTCATTTTTTACAGCAGCAGCGGCTTTTTCTATTTCGGCTTGAGCAGCGGCTTGAGTTTGTTGTGTGTTAGCTTCAGCTTGCGCCTTCATATTCTCTTGTTGCATTTGCTGATCCTTTTGCATCTTCTTCTTTCTCCTGATCTTCAAAAGTTGATTCGCTAATTTAATATTTTTAATCTCTCTTAAATCAATGACATCTTCTAAATCTATAGTCTGTTGGGATAACGCTGTTTGTATATTGTTTTCTAATAATTGCTTTTCTTCTTCGTCTGGAGCTAATTCTAAAAATATACCAAAATCATATAGGTGTAAGTTTTTCATCTCTTGAAGAGTAGCTACATTATGTGATCCTATAGCTTGTATAAACGCATTAGCCGTGGGAGAATATTCTAAAATATCTGATATTCTTAAACAAAGTTGCTCACATATTTCTTGTGTTACAAAAGCTCCTCCTTGCAGTATATGTCTAGTTGCTGTATTTGAATTTGCAGCCGCTAGTTTTTGTACACCTACTAAGGCTTTTGGATCTGGCGTAGCCGCATCTCTAGCTTCGTTTAATCCGGTGGTATCTCTAATCATCTGTAGATAATAGTTATATGTCCCAATTAAACTTTGCATTTTAGCTCCACCGCCTGATTGTATTTCTTGTATAGGGATTTTACCTGGATTTTGACCTCCATCTCCAGTCATAGACCTACCTATAATAGAACCAGTTTGGAAGAACATGTTTAGAGCTTCTTGTGGATTGTAGTTAGTTCCATTACCTAAGTCAATCTCCGCTAATCCATCAGCATCTAAATATATTCCATCTGGAATCATTCTAGACATTACTTGTTGAAGTTTTAGATGAGTTAATTGAATCATATCTGCAAATCCAGTTATTCTATCAACTAAAGATTCAATACGTCCCTCGTACATTCTAGGGGCAACTATAGAATAATTCATTGTAACTTTAGTAAAATCACTTTTAGGACGCATCATATTTTTAGCTTTCTCCCATTTAAGCAATTTATTAGTACCTAAAACTAAAGCACCTTCATATAAGCATTCTATCTTCCTTCCTATCTTTTGAAAAGCTAAATCCTCTCCAACTGGAGGGTTAAAACTATCATCTTTCTCAATTAATTTCTGTAATCCAGTTGAAGTTTCTTTTACTTTGTAAACTTCATTAATAAAAGTTTTATAATTAAAATAAAGAACTTCTATTTTATTTTTATCTTCATCTTTATTGAATCCACGATTACCATATCTGTAATTATACTTGTAATTACTTTTCATCATTTCTTCTAACTCTGAATCTGTAAGATCTGGAAATTGTTTTATTAGTTCATTAATCGGTATAGATTTAACTTCTCCAACGTAATATATATCATCAAAATAAGGGGAGTCTGTATAAGAATATACTAAATTTGCTGGATCAACATAATCTACAACAACTCCCTCCGAAGTATTGAAACTCGTTTTACACGCTCCAATTCCCAATACTGTTAAATCATATATAAGTCTTTTTCTAGTTAAATCATATTTGTTACCGTCAAGCAAAACATTTATAGCTTGTTCTTCTGCTATTTCTACAGCTTGTTTATAATTTAGTGACATATGCAGATCTAGTTCTTCTTGTGTCTCTGGAATATCTTCTTCTTTATTTTCTTTGAAATCCATATTCATTAAGTTCTGCGCCATAGTATCGAACTCTTGAGCTCTCATATCTTTCATTATACCCTCCATGTATGCAGTTCTCTTTTCTACTCCATAAGGGTCTTGCGAATAAGCCTTTATAGAATACTGTCTTTCTGATATACCATTTACAACTATATCTACAAATTTAGGTATAATTGGAACAGGTTTCCAATCTAAATTAAGATAAGATAAATCACCATTAATAGAAAGTTCATCTTTATATTTTTGAATAGATTGTTCACCACGAGCATATAATCTTAATTTGTGAAAATTATTAGCGTAATTAAAGTATCTATTGTTTCCATTTCTTTCTCCATCAAACCATTCCGCCTCTATAGCTTGCGCTATCTCCAACCCATAATCATGGGATGACTTCTCAGAATCGCTAACTATTTGACTTGGAAAATTATGATTACCTCTCATATTATTTTTTAATTAATTTAGACATACCGCCTGTGTTTGAATATTTAGCGATATTTATGTTTAATTTTGCTTTTTCTATATTTGCGTTTGGTGCATATAAATGTCTATTACAAGCCATTATTGCTAATCCAGAACTTATAGAAGCATCAAATTTAGTTCTTTTGTTTATATCAAATCTACTCCAATCGTTTAGAGTTCTGTTAAAATATGTATCACCATAATTACCATCCCCTAAATGCCCAATATACTGCTGTATATACATCTCTATAGCAGCTGCATGAGCTTGTTTTATATCTTCACTTGAATTAGGTATTCCACCTACTTCTTTTTCTGCAACTGATAACTTGTTCCAAACTTTATCAGGTCTATTCATAGAATATCCTCTATAACCTCTTCTTCTTAAATAATATAACAACCTCGGTTTATTATTCTCACAAAGCAATGGCATTCCATAAAATATTAACGACATTAAAACATCTTCAAAAAATATTTCAGCAGTTTGAGGTCTAGCTATATATTCTAAAAAAAAATGATTTGGAGGAGCGTCTTCCATTGAAAACTTAGTAAGACCATGTAAAGCTCCATTAGATCCTCTACCATCGACAGTTCCTGATATATCGTAACTATCACAACCGAAAGCTCCCATGTGTTCATTTGCTGGATATTTTACACCATTCTTCAATACTACTTTATTTTGCATATGTTGTGGTGGTACCCAACTTACTTTAAATCTTCCCTTTGGATCTGGATAGAAAATCACTTGAGTGTCTTTAACGCCATTCACCCATTGAAAGTTACCAGTATTAACGTTTGCTGTACTACCTATACCTTCGTTGTAATCTATTTGTTCGTATATTTTTACTAAATTGAATATAGAATTTTTAGCCTCATCTCTAAATGCGTGCTCTGTAGTTCTAGGAAATTGTCTATAAAATTCATTTAAAGCATCGTGATCTGATTTTAATCCTTCTGCTTCGTTGTTCCAATGTTCTACAATTCCATAATCTATTAGTTCGCCATCTGGTCCGAAGACGTCATCGCTTGGATTATCAAAAACTGGATATCCGTATTCATCAATAAATCCTTCGTAGTTCCACTCCATTGGGATAAACAAAGAATATAAACCAGACTTTGTTTGGCCATTTCTATTTCGCGAAGTGACATCTGACGCGTTATATAATTTTTTAAAATTGTCTCCACCTTTGTCTAATGCGTTTGAAGTAGAGCCCATCATACATTTACCAACAATCCTACTACCTAATCGTAAACATGTTTTTGTAACTCTCCAGTTGTTAAGTATATTATCAGGTCTCTCCCATTTACCACTTTCATCATGTACTAGTAAATTTAATTTCTCTCCATCGTATGAATTATCACCAGTATTTTTCCAATCTATAGTTGTGTCTAATCCTTTTATTTCTTCTAACCTTTCGTTAGATGTAATCTTTTTTCTTGTAAACTTGCTAGCTGGCACTCTATACGCTAATTCGGATTTAGGTCTATCCATACCATCTTGAATAGGTTTAAAAAAGAACGGATAATTTATACTAATTGGAACAACTTTATCAGTAAACATCTTCTTAGCGTCCGCACCTGTTTTAGACAATATACCATATCTACTATCGCTCGCTAATGTAGCTGAATTAACCGCTTCTGCTGATGACATAAAAGAAAATCCTGAACGTCTATTTTTTAAGTAACATATACCATAACATCTTTTATCTGCCTTACAAGCTTCCCAAAATATATAAAACAATCTATTTGCTTCTCTATAATCTGGAGCGCCTACGTCGATTTTACTCCATTGCAAATACATATAGTGCGTACCAGTTATCCAGGTTGGTTTACCATTATTCATGAACCAGAAACCCTCTTCTCTTCGTTTGAATTCTTCGTCTATGTAATCGTACCATTTTTCTTTGTTGCCTTCCGGATAACTCCTCCAATCAAAGATATTCTTAATACGACTAAGTTCTTTAGGGTATTCTTGTTTCACCCATTTGTTTTTCTCGTGCTTATATATTTCTTTCGGTGGTTTAGGTAGCGCTATAATTAAATTTTGTATTTCTATAATTTCACCTATAACACCATTACGTGATAACACAATTAAATCGTGTTCTTTACTATAACCATACTTCCACTTTCTTCCTCGATTCATTCGAGTTACGGTGGTCTTTTTTATAGGTTCTACTGTTTTAACTAGATTTTGTTCGTACATTATTTCGATCTTCCTTCTGCAAAGCCTTTAAATACCTTCTCTTTTTTCTCTGTCTCTTTACCTTCGACAAGATTTTCTTCCGCTTGGATTCTATCGAGTATTTCAAAAGCATCAAAGATGGCGAGTTTTTTG